ACATTGGGGGTGGGATGAGGTGGAAGACATACCTATTAATGAATTTTGGGCTAAACAATTTAACTTTACTATTATAGATACAAGTGAACATATTTTAGACTATGAAGGTATTGTATATATTAAAAGTGTAAATTGTCTTGCATATGTATTTCAAGGTGAGTATACTTCATATAAAGCTAAAAATGTAGTAGTTCAATACTTTAATAAATGTACAGATTTAACAGATTTCGTACATACATTTTATAAGTTATTTAATTTTTATCCACATATTGATTTACCAGAATAAAAAATATGGAAAGTAAGTACTTAAATATAACAACTGATAGTGCACGTAATGCTGCACATTGTATAGTATATGATAATGTAGAAAAACTGCATCCTAAATTCAATGCGTTAGTAAATGAAGCAAATGAATATATAAAGGAACAATTAAAAATATATTATGGTGAAGCATTATATAA